CACCCTTCACCGCCGTCACCGCGCATTCCAGACAGCGATAGGCGCGCTTGTCGCCCCAGAAGTGCTTCTTGCAGTCTGCGCATTTGCAGGTGTAGTCGCCCGGCGCGAAGCCGAGCAGCGGCCAGCATTTCATCTGGCCGATGGTTACATTCTCGGGCAAGGCGCTCACTTCTCCACCTCGCCGGTCTTGTCATCGCGCCAGCGCACAAACCTGGGATGTCTCAAAGACCCAGACTCAAGAACCTCGTGATACTCCACCTCGATCAGCCGGCCGAGAAGAACCGTAGGCACGGCACAAATCTCGATCTTGTTCTTGAAGGTCGCACCCTCATAGCCGACATTCGGCGAGAAGCCACAAGCTTCGCAGGTGGCGCACCAAAGCGACCACATCTCCTCGCGATCGGCATCCGAGATCCCCGAGACGCGCACCTCGACACCGTTGCGATCCACGATCAGCCCGCCGATCGTATGGGCGTATTTGCCATCGGCCTGACCCTGGTAGGCGCCGATCACCGGCAGATCCTCGGTGTCCTCGTTTTTCAGCTTCAGCCAGCTCCGCGACTTCTTCTTCTCGTAGAAGCCATTCGGATCCTTCACCATCGTGCCTTCGTCGCCCCGCATCCGGTGCTCGGCATAGACGCGCTGGATGTCCTCATGGCTGTTGCAGATGCGAACCTGCGTCTGACGAATGGATTGCGCGAGACCGAGGCCGCTGGCGAAGGTCACGATGCTGTTCACCCGACGGCGACGCTGGACATAGGTGACCGGCACGGCGCCAGGCGCGTCGAACTCCTCCCAGCTCAGGGCGTCGAAGATGTGGAACGAGAGCCCATACACGTCTTCCTTGCGGTTCAGCGCGCCGTTGACCTCGTTGAAACCCTGATCCGACATCATCTCGCCGTCGAGCATGAGGCTCGGCACGCCGTTGCAGATGGTGAGGCTGCTCAGAAAGTCGTTCAGCGGGTCTTCGCCGTCGAGCATCACCGTCTGGTCGATCCAGTCCTTGAGCATGTTCAAGACCACCGGAACCATGTGATCGAGCGAGGCGATCACCTTGCCGGTGCGGGTGAAGAAACCACCCGAGCCGTCGCGGGAGATGAAGCTCACCCGGTTGCCATCGAGCTTGGGCTCGGCTGCGACCGGGAACTTGCTGACCAGCTTCTCCTCATAGGTATGCGCCCGCATGACGGCGAAGATCGGGATCAGCGTCGGGTCGATCGACTTGATCGAGGCCTCGGCCACGCCTGCCTTCAGATCCTTGTTGAGGCAGAGCCAGAGGATCTTGGCGGCTGCCGGGTTCAGATCGTCAAAGGCGCTCTGCACCGCCTCCTTGGCGGCATTGCCGGTCAGCTCGCGGGATGCGAGGCGTGCCAGGAGATTGTGAACGACCGGCATCTGCGACCAGTTCAGCGTGTCGCCGGTGTCGCGATAGGCGGGCTCCTTCTTCCAGGTCACGCCGAAGGTGATGAAAGGGTTGTAGCACCAGTCAATGATGCGCTTGCCCTCCTCGGTCGCCGCGAACTCGGCGAGCCGTTCCTCCTTCTCGTTGCGACCCGCGGCCGAGGCGATCGCCTCGATCATCATGCCGGGCGCGAAGTCGCCTTTCAGGTTGGACAGGACGATGTTCATTCGGAGATCTCCATTTTGGCAACAGCATCGGCGCAGGCGGCGCGTGCGTCATCGTTCATGATCGGCCGCACACAGTCGGTCATGATTGCGATCCGTGGATCGACGTTGAGGAAGTAGGTCGTCATGCAGATGGCGATCACGCAAATGCAGGTGGTGATCGCCCACATGGGCTCTTCGAGAAACTGTTTCATGCTCTCCTCATGCAGCGTTCAGAGCGGCTGCCAGATCGCCGGTGGCGGCAGCGGTGTTGATCAGGGTGGTATTGGGTGCGGGCGCCTCGGTGACGCGCTGTGCGGGCTTCTGAGCGACGCTGCGCGGGGTCGGACGACCGGATGATGCGGTGCGGGTGCCGCGTGCCTCGACCTGGGTGCGCGGCGCGGTCTGGAGCTGCTCCTCGATGCGCTTGCGCGCCGAGGCGATCATCGCCTGTTCGCCGGGCGACACATCGAGCTGGCGCAGATACTGGTCCTGAACCACGACCGGCGCGATCTTCTCCAGAACGTCGGCCGGCAGGCGTCCGGTCTTCGGCTCGTCAGAGGCGCAATGGTCGGTCGCATCCTGCGAGCCGAAGGCGATGCGGCGCACCATCTCGGCGGCCGGGCACATGCTCGACTTGATGCAGGCCTGGCAGCCGCGGCGCGTCTCGAGGCGGTCGCCGCGATACACCTTGTCGCGCAGCCGCACGCAGGCGCGCATCTGGGTCTCGGCGTCGAAGATCGGACATTTGAAGGAGAACTGGTTCTGCGGCGAAAGGCAGGCGTAGGTGGTCGCGCTCATGTCAGAACATCCCGTAAAAAGGGTTGGATTTCATATGCTCGGCCTCGGCGAGCTCTTCGGCGCGGCGTTCGGCCTCTGCCTCTTCCCGCGCCTTGGCTTCCATCTCGGCGCGCAGCTTGTCGCGGTCGCTCGCCATTGGATCGTAGGTGCCCCGCGCCGTGGCGTCGTAGGTGTCTGGATCCAGGTGCGCGAGGTCGGAATTGAAGAAGCTGCGGCGCGTGCTGATCGGCAGGATCAAGAGTGCAGCGTTCACCGACTCGACAACGCCAGACGCGGAACTCGGAAGCGTCTGGCGTCGCATGTCGTAGCCCTTGGCCGCGCGCTCCTTCAGCGCCTTGTCGAAGGCGTCATCTTCGCGACCGATGCGCTCGACCTTGACCTGTCCATCGGCGCCGATCTTGCCCCACCGCTTCACCAGAAGGGCTTTGCCGGTCTTTCGGGCGCGGAACACATAGAGGTGGTATTCCTTGGTGCCACCCTGGTGCTCGCCTCTGAAATAGGTGACCTCGATCATGGCTGCGTGCTCATTGCTTGGTGTTTCGTGACTATGTGCTTACTTATACGACGCGCAGCAGATCGCGTCGGGTGGGAAGGTCAGAGCCCGTGCTTCTGCCTGAGCGCCGGCGTGCTGTAGGGGTTCTGCAAGCGCCAGGTCATGTCGAGCTGCGGCGTCCAGGGTTTCGCGCCATAGAAGGCCCGGCGCACCTGATCGGCCGTGATCTCGTTGGGGTCTTTCTCGAAGGGCAGAAGCGCAATCCTGACCAGCAGCCCCAAGCTATTCAGCTTTTTAGCTGCATCCAGTGCCGCCTTGAGCGCATTGACCTCGCCATCCCACATGATCGTGACTTCGCGCAATCCGCGCATCTTCAGGGCGTGGAACCGGCCGAGCTGGTCATTGCCAGCCGGGTCGCCATAGGAGAGGTGCTTGCCGAAGGAGCCGAGCGCGGTCACATCCCGGAGCGAGACATCCTCGTCGAAGGCGATCTTGATTGCCGCCACGTCGAAGAAACCCTCGCCCATGCAGGCGCGCTGCGATGCAAGGCAGTTGTGTCCGTTCAGGATATAGCGCCCGGTTCCCGGCAGCTCCTTCGGAAAGAGGTATTTGCGATCCGAGGTGCCCAGCACGTCGCGCCCCTGGAAGGTCTTGATCGTGCCATCGAGGTCGAAGACCGGGATGATGATCCGGTTCGAGAAGGTCTGCATCTTCCAGTCGCCATTCTCGTCCTTGAACCGCCACCAGCCATAGGTGCAGTTCCGCAGCTCGAAGTATTTGGCGATCTCGCTCGGGATGCCCCGTTGGGCGAGATAGTCGATATTCGCCCCCGTTTCATCGGGGATCGGATCACTGATCGGCAGGTTGATCTCGCCGATCTCGACCTTGACCATCGCCTGACGCTTCGGCCGCCAGCCCTGCTCGCGCAGGATCTCCTCGATCGCCCGGAAGGTGTCGCCCCAGTTCTCATGCCCAAGCTGATCATGGATGAAGCGCAGCTTGGAGAAGCCCTCGCCGCAGACGAAGCAGTTACCCCTGCCCGTCTCCAGCCCGAAATAGGTGCGCCAGCGGTTGTCGCGGCAGCTCGGATTGGGACAGGTCTGGATGTTCAGCTGGACGCCCGAGACGCCGCGGCCCAGACGAAAGGCCACGGACTCGCGCTCCAGGAAGAACTCCATGTCGAGCTCCTCGAGCTCGGCCTCGGTGATCTTCGCCATGGCTCAGACCTCCTTGTGGTCGATCACGATATCCAGATCCCGCACGCGATGCAGCGGGAAGCAAAGGTAGCGAACCCCCTGCCTCTGCTCGTTCGTCCAGGAGAAACCCAGGACGCCGTTCTCGATGTCGCATTTGGCATAGCCCGAAAGCGTGCGGGCCTGCTCTCCGTCAACAAAGGTGACGGTGGCGGAAAAAGTGGGCTTGCTCATGACTACCTCTCGATCCCGATCACATCCTTGAGGAACTGCATCTTCTGGCGGTCCTGCTTGATGCGCAGGCTGAAGCCGTCGGCGGTGTTCCGCGAGATCGCCCAATGCAGCCGGGCCTCGCCCGCAGCCTTCTCGGCATCGGTCGCGTTGATCCCGATCAGGATGTCCACCGTGCGCACCTTGTTCCAATCGTCGCCGACGTCGGTCGCCTTCGCGGTCACCGCCTTGGCACCGTCGCGGTTGGTCTGGGTCGCGGTCAGCAGCGCGATGTTCCACACATGCGCCAGGGCGCGCAGGTCGATATAGATGCGCCTGAGCCCCTCGCGCAGCTCGTCGGAATTGCGCTCGGGCGCCATGATGTCGGCATAGTCCACCACCACCAGATCGAAGACGATGCCGCGGTCGCGGTATTTCTCCAGCACCCGGTTCAGGTGGCTCACCTTCAGGGTGCCAGACGGGAAGTCAATCACCTTGAAGACGCCAGCCTTGGCCTCGGCCTTCTTGATTTCCGCCTCGATCTTGCTGCGATCCTTGACCAGCTCGCTCATGAGCGTGTCGGAAAGCGCGGCGTCGATCCGCTCGGAGATGATCTCCTTCGCCACCTCGAGCGAGACATAGAGGACGTTGTAGCCGGCGAGCGAGGCGTTCTTGGCGAAGTCACCAAGACCGAGCGATTTGCCGGACTTGGCTGGACCCATCAGACAGGAGAGCTCCTTGCGCCCCCAGCCGTTGTGATAGAGGTGGCAGTCGATCTTGGCGTAGCCGCTGGTGATCCCGGTGCGCAGCACGGAGCCGGTGGCGATGTCGTCGCGCTTGGCGGTGCGGGATTTGATCTCCTCGAAGTAGTCGTAGTCTTCCCAGTCGTCCGTCAAACCGATCTGGCAGGCCGTGCTCATCAGTTCCCGGATCTTGCCGAAGTCGCCCTTCTCCAGCAGCGGAATGGATTGCATCATCGCGTTCTGGATCGCCTGGTGCTTGGCGAAGGTCGCGACCTCCTCGGCGACGAACTCGGCATTGGTGAGATCGGCCTTGGTGGATTTGAGAAAGGCACTCTTCACGCCCTCGAGAACATCGTCGCGCACCTTCTTGGCCGCAACCAGATCCTTCAGCACCTTCAGGAAGGTGGTTCGATCCGGCACCGCGCCAAACTTGCGCAGATGCTCCTGGCAGATACGCATGAACTCGGCCGTGCCGGCATTGGAGAAGTATTCCGGCCGCACCAGATCGGTCACACGTTTGGCAAAGGTCGTATCGCGGGCGAAGATGCCGGCGATCTTGTCCTGAAACGCCTCGTCGAAATCGTAGGTCGCCTCGACCTCGATCACTTCCTCGTCACTCATCTGGTCCTCGAAAGTATGTAAGCGGTTACTTAGGTTATAGCGCAAAGAGATTGCGCTTACCTCTGGGAAGCGAGCACCCGGTCGCAGATCCCTTGATCGACATGCCGCCGGAGAAACTCGACCGGCATGTGATCGGCATCGACCATATCCGCCAGGGTCGCCACGAAGTCGGTGGTTTGCCGCGCCCGCTCGATCAGGTGGCGAAAATACTCATCCTGGTAGGGCGCACCCTGGTAGTTCTGGGCGAGATAGGCGTGATGCGTGGCGTAGTAGACCCGCGATGCCTTCAGCTCTTCCCAGCGGTTCGCCACACGCTCCACGTCGATGTCGCGATAGACCTGCAAGGCCGTCGGCATATGGGTGCGCTGCCAGGCGCGCATTCGTGAGGACAGCGCCTCGGAGATGTAGATGTCATAGGGCACGGACAGCGCATCCGCGACCTGGCGGCCGCGCCAGAAGCCGCTGAAGGACCGTTTCGCCTTTTCATCATTTCGCCGCAGCCCGTCCATGACCGAGGCGGCGGTCACCACGCGGATATGGGCCGCGCGCTCATAGTCGATATCCCGCGCATAGAGCTTGCGCGCCTCGACGCCAAAGATGTCGATATAGGCGAAGGTGGCGGCGCAGGGCGACATGAAGCGGTAATCCCACCACTTGATCGCGAACAGCTCCTTGTCGATCGCTCTCAGCTTGTCTGGCACGATGAAGGACAGAACATCCTCGAACGACAGGTCGGGGTGATGCTCTGCCGAAGGTTCCTTGATCTGAATTGCCATTGTCTCTCTCGCTGCTTACTCGGTTATACACCAGCAAGACCGCTTGTTCTCACGGGAAGCGACAGGCGTCAGAGCTGCCGCTTCCCGCCAGGCTCAGTCGTCGTAGCGCATCAGGATTTCGGCCACGATGTCGTCGCGCACCACATCCTCATGGGTGAAGCGCACCAGATCGACACCCTCAACCCCGGTCAGACGCCGGGCCGCATCCTCAAGACCCGAGTCATGGGCGGGGATATCCACCTGGCGCGGGTCACCATTCACCACGAACTTGCTGCCTTTCCCCATCCGGGTCAGCAGCATCTTCATCTGGTTCTTGGTGGCATTCTGCATCTCGTCGGCGAGCAGCCAGGCATCCTTGATGGTCGAGCCGCGCAGGAAGCCGAGCGGCACCGGCTCGATGATCTTCTTGCTCACCAGATACTCGAGATGGCCGGCGCCGAAGTATTCAATGAGCGCGTCGCGGAACGGCCGCAGATAGGGCTCGTATTTCTCATCCAGCTCGCCGGGCAGGAAACCGAGCTTCTCCCCTGCCTCCACCGCCGGTCGGGTCAGGTAGATCTTCTTGATCTCGCGCCGGTCCAGCGCCTCGGCCGCACGAATGGTTGCGAAATAGGTCTTGCCGGTGCCGGCGGGTCCAATTCCGAAGGTGATCCGGGATGCGTCGATGGCATCGTCATAGTCAGCCTGACGGTCGGTCAGCGGCACAAGCGGCTCGCGGTTCGGCTTCACTGGCGGGGTGGTGAACTTCTCCTCGAAGCTGGGCTGCGCGACCTGCTGGCGTCCGGCGCGGCGCTCGGCCCTGGTCTGGGTGCGTTGCGACTGACGCTGCTGCTTGGCGGCTCTCTTCGGGGCGGTGGTGTGTCTGGGCATTATTGCTCCGCGGGAGTTGGGATGGAACAAGGCAACCTTAGACCAACCCCCGCAGATAAGTAAGTCCTTACTTACTCAAGGACGAAAGAACAGCTTGCCGAGGCCGAGCTTGATGCCGGTGACGATCATGTTCGCCCGCAGCAGTTTCTTCCTGAACCGGCAGGTCGGATAGGGTTTGGGGTAGATATTGCAGACCCACATGCCCTTCCAGCAAAGCGCCATGTGTCGCTCGCCCTTGCTGGTCACGACATACCACAGCTCGGCATCGCCACTCACGAGTGCCTTGACGAAATCCTTCTGCGAGGCGCCGCAGAGCAGCCAGAGCGCGGTCACGGCATAGTCGTCGCAATCGCCCTTCCAGATCTCACCGTCCTCGGTCATCACCCGCCAGGTGTCGATCGGCTTGTCTTCGCTGTAGAGGAACCGCTTGTTGAGCGGCGCGAGCGCCAGGCGCATTTCGGCCGCGAGAGCCTTTTGAGTATCGGTCATGATTTTCTCCATGAAGCGAGTGGCTTTCCCACCCGGAAGAGGTCTCATCCCGATCCGTCTGCTCTATAGTCATTATATGCTGTTCTTAGATCATACATATATTAGAGCAGACGGATCGGGATGAACGTGGTTCTGGTCAGTTCTTCTCCGGCTCAATCAGCTTGAGGCGCAGATCCTCGTAGATCGAGACAAGAGCGGCATGTCTCCGGGCGCATTGCACCGCCGCGGTGCGGTCCTGAGCCCAAAGGGTGAGCAGCACATCCTCGCCCACCTGCTCCGCGTCCCCGATCCGGCTTGCGACCGATCTGAGCGCCGGGCAGCTGCGCAGAGTCTCCGGCAGCTCCGGCAATGCGACCCTAGCGGGCGATGGCGTCGAGGGCGCGCAGGCGGTCAGCATCAACAAGGCACTGGTTGCCAGCAGCAGTCGCAGCATCGGTGATCTCCTGAAGTTTGCGGTCGTCGGTCTGCTCTGCGCCGGTGACCGTGGTGGATGCGTCGTAGAGCGCGTCAGACGCTTGCCTGACGCTCTCCTTGATGTTCTGTGCAGCGGTGGTCATCTCGAGCTGGTGGCGCTCTGTCGCGCGATCCCAGCCGGTCTTGAACCCCATGGCGCCAGAGATCACGACGAGGACGAGAACGAAGAGGATCTTGTCAATCATTTCGCGCCCTGCCCTTTCATGAGCTGGTCAATGGAGAGCTCAACCGCCTTGCGGAAGTCGAGGTGTCCGACGCCGGTGTAGATCCCGAACATGGTGCCGATCAGGGCGAAGCCGCCGCCGATCACATGCTCGGCCTGGTCATAGATGACGGCGAGGATCATGAGCGCCCAGATCGAGACGAGGTTCGCCAGCACGAAGAGCTTGGTGAACTGCCGCGAGGATTTCTTCGGTGCGGTCTCCTTCATTTCATCGCCTCCATCACCCGGCGGCGCAGGTCGTCGCCGCAGGCCTTGGCGGTGACGAGACCGCCGAAGGGCAGCTTCGCGATGTCCCATTTGCCGGCCTGCTGAATGCCGAGGTTCTTCTGCACCTCGGCATGGGTCAGAACCGTCTTGTCGGTGACCGGGATGCGATAGACCTTGCACAGATGCGCGATCACGCCGGCCATGCGATCCCACTGGGCTTCAGTGACCGGACATTTGCCAGGCTTGTAGGGACTCTCCTCGGCGCCGGCCGAGGCACAGAGCGCGATACCGATCGCCTTGGTGTTGCAGCCGCGGGTGTGGGCGGCGTAGTCATCCGAGGTCTTGCCGGCGATGTTCACATTGTCGAGGATCGAGCGGTGGCCGCGCACCACGTCGAGATCACCCTCGATCAGAAAATGGTAGTGCTCCTTGTCGAGCGACGAGGCGATATAGCCGCCGGCCGTCCAGTGCGGAATGATGCGGATCATGGGCGCCGCAGGCGTCCAGTCCGCGGGAAGCGGGAAGATCTTGGTCATCTTGGGTGCTTTCTTGAAGAGGCGCGACAGCAGGCTCATTCCGAGCCGCCGTTCTGCTGACGGACCTGCACTTCGCGCAGGACGATGTTCAGTTGGTTGATGGTCTGGTTGAGGTTGCGCAGCTCGGCTGCGACATCCTTCTGCGTGCCCGCCATGGTCACCCATTTCTCCTCGAGCGAGGCGAGCCGGTAGGTCATGTCGAGCAGGAATTTCGAGCCCTGGAAGCCAAGGCCGAGCAGGGTGATGAGTGAGAGGACCAGGGCAATGCGCCCTTGAGATACGATGAAGCCAGGTTTCTCTTCGGACATGACCACTCTCCGCCAGCAAGATAAATAAGTAAGCACTTACTTACCACGCAGGCGGAGGAAGATCTACTCGATTTCTGCCGCAGGATGCACGCCAAGAAGCCGAACCGCCTGCGCAGGCTCGACGCCCGCGACGACGGTGATCGCACAAGTCTGAAGTGGCATGGCTGTCCTGCTCGTTTCTGAGGTGATTAGCCCATCGCGCCGAAGCGGAAGGGCGGCGTGTATTCATGCGTGCCCTCCTCGTCGGTCCATTGAACCGGCGTGCGCGGATAGACGGCATTGTAGAGCGCGAGAGCGGCCGGAGACGCCTCAAGCGCCTGGTAGACGGCATCCGGCGTGGCCGGGCCTTCATAGGGCGTCTCAGCCAGGATCGTGACGCCTGGCGTGCCGCGCCACTGGGCGGCCTCGGAAGGCGTCATGCGAATATAGACGAGACCGGCGATGCCGTTCATCACGACCGGCGTGCGGGCAAAACCCATGACAACGCCATCCTGCACCTGATCGGCAGGCATGGCCGCGATCAGAGCAGGAAGGTTGGCGATATGAAGAATGGCGTCGATATAGTCGCTCACAGCGTCAACTCCCGCACAGCCGTGTTGCTCATGCGCCCGTTCCAGAAGCGGAACTGACGCAGGTGTCCGTTCAGCGGCACGCCATTGGCGAAACCGAAGCGCGCGACGTTGACCGAGATCGGCACGGCGCCCAGGGTGTCGGTCGCGACCGCCAGGTTGTCCCGCGTGAACACGAAATCATTGGTGGCATAGGCGTAGGCGGTCTTGGTGACCGCGCCCGAGGTAACCGAGCCAGCCGGGCCGATGCCGCTTACATCGACAGTATCGAGATCATTCACCACAGCGGCGCCGACAATGCCGGTCGAGCCATAGGTGATCTGGTGCCTCGG